TAAGAAAGGTATAGAAGATAAAGATATCGGTATGTTACCCTTAGTTGTTAATATAAAGCCAGGTCAATGCTTCCCATTATATAGAAATTTCTCCACTGGGTCACCTAATATAACATTTGAAAAAGAGCCTGAATTATACATAATGGATCATATACTTGAAGATGAATCTATGAGAATAGGAAGATTAGTCGTTAATGATGAAATAGATGCAATTAGAAACTTATATAATTACTACATTAATCAACCAGACTCCTTACCATGGCCTCTTCAAAAAAAAAAAATTAAAAGGGAAAGGGATATAATAAAATCAATTATAGTAAATTATGACATGACAGAGATGCAGACTGAAATAAAACAACAGAAAAATACTATCACTTTGGATGTCAAGCCATCGGATACAATTGAGAATGTTAAAGCCAAAATTAAAGATAAAGAAGGTATCCCGCCAGACCAACAAAGACTCATTTTCGCGGGAAAAGAATTGGAAGATGTGGAATTATTGAGTAACTACGACTTCGTTAGGAAGATGAAAGAGGGTGAGACCACGAGTCAATACAAAATCGAGAAGGAGAGCACTCTTCACTTGGAGATTGAAAATAATAATATCTTCGTCATGGCAGTGTCAAAGAAAGAGACACTGAGATTAGATCCTATAATCATATTTAAAATTAAACAAATCATTAGTAATAATAATTACTTCCCAAATCCTATATCAAAGACGAAAGATAAACTTATTTCCTTAAAAAAAAATTTCGAGAAATCATCTAAGAATTTAAAAGAGAATAATTTGCTCGATGAAATTTCATTTTATCATATCCATGGAACAAAAAAAAAATTAATGAAAGAAACATACAAAGGAGAGAATTTAAAAAACACAGACAAGAAGCATGGATTTGGTATTTATACTTACGCAAACGGCGACAAATACGAAGGAGATTGGTCGAACGATATGAGGGATGGAAGCGGAAAATATACTTACGAAAACGGCGACGAATACAAAGGAGAATGGAAAAACAACATGAAGCACGGGTTCGGTGTTTTTATAGCCAAAAGTGGCTACAAATACGAAGGTATCTGGATGGAGGACAAGAGGTACATATACGGTGTTTTTAATTACGAAAACGGCGACGAATACAAAGGAGAATGGGACAACGACAAGAAGAATGGATATGGTGTTCTTATACACAAGGATGGCACCATATACGAAGGAGAATGGAAAAACGATGAAATTCACGGATACGGTTTTTACAAACCCATAGACGGCAGTATATGGGAAGTCGAACGTGAAGGAAATATGATAAATAAAAAACAGATTAAACCCCCTGGTTCAGGTATTGTACAAAACACTGAAGGCGAATACGATGGAGAAATGAAAGACGGCGAGAAAAATGGTAAAGGAAAAATGATTTATAAGAATGGAGATATTTACGACGGGGAATGGAAAGATGGAAAGAAGCACACAAGTGATGGCAATGTAGGTAAAATGATTTATGCGAATGGAGATATTTACGAAGGGGAATGGGTAGAAGGAAAGAAAGATGGTGGAGGAATAATGAATTTTATTAATGGAGATGTGTGCGAAGCGGATTGGGAAAATGACATGGCTAAGCAAACATGGGATGGTGATGGTGACTTAGGCTTACGCACGGCAGACGGTGATGAATACCATGGAAAATTGACAGAAAAGTGCAAGAAACATGGCAATGGAAAAATGATTTATGCGCATGGAGATGTGTACAAAGGGGAATGGGTAGACGATATGAAGAATGGAGATGGTGTTTTAACTTGGAATTATGGGGAGAAATTCGAAGGTAAATTTGAAAACGAAATACCAAAGATAGGTACATCGGGTGAGTTGATTTATCCAGACGGAAAACGTATAAAAGTCAATGTGGTGTCTGATAATCTGGGTGGATACACGTACGAAAATACGGGAGAACTCTCAAAAGTCGAACCGCCCAAGAAAATTATAGACGAATATCCATATTGGATTCAAATTGGTGATAAATTTTACTTTTACAAAATTAATGATCCCAAAAATTTACTGGTCAATAACGGAAAAGGTAGTGTGGAAATGGAATTTTTTAATGGAGATAAATATAGAGGTTTTATTGAAAAAATGGGATATGATATAAAAATGGGATATGATATATATGAACCTTCGGGTCAGGGTAAGTACATTTTTAAAAATGAAAATGAATTTTGGAGTCAAAGATGGCAAGATTGGGCGAGTGAAGAAGGGGCACCTGGTACTTTGCATCAGAAAAAATATGAAGATAATGAATATGGAGGGAAATATAAAACACGTCTCAACTGGATAAAGAGAAATGAAACTCCAGGGAGTTTAATCGTAAAAGCAAATAAACAATGGAAAGATTTAGAGGAAGAAAAAGCAAATGAACAATGGGAAAATTTAGAGGAAGAAAAAGCAAATAAACAATTGAAAGATTTAGAGAAAGAAAGAAGCCAAAAACCTTAACGCAACCTTAAAACCAAATGAAGAGTAGATTCCTTTTGAATGTTGTAATCTGTAAGGGTGCGTCCATCTTCCAATTGTTTTCCCGCGAAAATGAGTCTTTGTTGGTCTGGCGGGATACCTTCTTTATCTTGAATTTTGGCTTTGACATTTTCAATGGTATCGCTAGGTTCAACGTCGAGCGTAATGGTTTTACCGGTTAATGTTTTTACGAAAATTTGCATTATAGGTTTATGATTATACATGTCAATAAATGTTTAAATCATAATCATTTAAACAATTTAGAAATTAAAATACATAATTTATACAGTTTAATAAAGCATATGACATTACTTTACAATAGTGATAAAATAATTAAAAGTATTGATATATACAATCGTAGAATTGGTAGAATATCATTTCAAGATTTGATAAATACAATAATACAAAAACCCAATGTACAAAGAATAATGGATAATGATAAGGTGAAAGAAATAGTTGAGTTGCAAGATAAATATTACAAAACTGGAAACCATAATTTTAATTTTTTAGGTACTATAAATATACATTGTTGCGAAGAGACCCAAAAAAATTATTTAGTGGATGGACAACATCGTTTTGAAGCTGTAAATTTATTGTATCGCGAACATAATTATAAAAATGAGGAAATAGTAATAGAAATTGTAAAAGTAAATACAATGGAAGAATTGAAGTTTAATTATAAAATGATAAACAAAAATACAGAATTACCAGAATTTCCCGAAGAAATAGATAAGAATATACCTGAGACAGTTGCATCTTTTTTTTTTGATAAATACCCTCAAGTTTGGAAAAATACAAAAACAATAAAAAAACCCAATATAAATAAGAATAAATTTCAGGAAGCACTCGGTTATTTAGTTTTAAAACATAAAGAAATATTAAAAAAAAATATAACCGAGGAACAATTAAAAAAAATGATTGAAGATAAAAACCAAGCAATGTCTTTTTGGCCTCTGGAAAGTTATTTAAAAGACATGAGGAAATCAAAACACATTGGAAATTACAAAGCGAAAGCAGACGAATGGAAATTTTATTTGGGAATGTATGCTAATACGAGTAACGAATATATTTATGATTGGGTAAATCAAATAATAACTGAGAAAACAGGCACGAAAATAGTTAAAAAAAAGCGTCAAAATAAAAAAAAAATAACAAAAAATTTAAGGGCTAATGTATGGAAAACTTATATGGGTGATGTATCGGAAGCCCCTTGTTTTTGCTGTAGGAAAAATAAAATAAAAGCATTGGATGGTTATGAATGCGGGCACGTAATAGCCGAATCGAAGGGGGGAGAAACTACATTAGAAAATTTAAGACCTATATGTCATGAATGCAATCGCAATGGCAATGGTGGAATGGGAACACAAAACATGCGCGATTATATTGAGTCAAAATACCCTCAACATCTAAAAGCATTTGATGCCAATGAAAAATCAACCGAAAAGACATCATGGTTTCAAAGCATATCTTTTTTTTAATAAGTCCAAATTTATTTTTCATATTTATTCAGTAATGCCAAAATAGTGGATTTCTTTTTGTTTAAAGCGTCCTGGGGACTCTTTTTATACTCATCAAGGTTTTCTTTTTCTCCCATTATTTTTTCTTCCAATTGCGAAATTTTTATTTTTTTTTTTTCAATTTGTATTATTTGATCTCTGATTTTAGTTTCTAATTCCTCCTTTTGTTTTTGCAGATTTTCATATAAGATCTCCTCGTCTTCGAGTGATTTTTGGGCGTTTTTAATATTCTTTTGTAAATCGAAGTATGAACACACGATATATTTTTTGACATCCCAGTCCTCGGAAAATTCATCTAATAAATTTGTTAATTTATCCCTATCTTCTATTTTTGCACCCAATTCCAACAATACTTTGATTTTTTTTAAGTGCCCATTTCTTAAAGCATTATTTAACGGTGTGGGCCATTTGTTAGAACGCCTGTAATTTACGTCCCCACCCATTTCTTTTATTTTTCGAATTAATGCGACACACTCATCTGTATCATTACACCACAATGCCACATAATTTAATAATTTCCGTCCGTTCAAATCTAGTTCCTCAAAAGCAATACTTGGATCTTTTTTCAAACAATCTTCAATCATTCGACACCCGATATCCCCTGGAAAACAATAATAATATGGATTTATAATTAATTCTTTGAGTTTTTTCGATATAGAATTATTAGATACAGGATATGAGTGAGGATGGTTTTCAGGAATTTCAAATGGATTCATTTGTGGTGTTACAATTTCCGACATTTAAAATAATTATAATATATTTGTTTATATTATAATTCGTTATTATAATTCGTTACAAATCAATCAAGTCCAATCAAAAACAATGAGACAGCACACAACCCATTATAATGTCGATGGAATAATGCCCGCGCATTGCCAATAATCTCAATGTTTGTAACACCAAATTTGCCACCATAAAGTGTCCCCAAAAGATATTATTATTGGCATACAATTCCATTGCCACTAAATACATAATAAACGTATGTCCCGAGAAGAAAAAGAAGAAATTATGTTCCGATGGAGGAATATCGTTTCCCGAAGTTAACATTTCTTGAGAAACAGGTAAACGTGTCATGGTTCCAGTTAATGCCCTCAACGTATACAATTTCAGACATTTATCCATGAGTTTTGTATTATGACCTATGAAATACAGGAAATTTATATACATTAAACAAGAACCCCATACAGCGGTATTGTAAAGAACGAGTTTATCTCTGAACGCGGGGTTTCGCTTCAAAAAAGAGTGTATGGGTAGCGTTAGTATCCACCCGACATCAACAATTTCATTTTGCATTGGGACATTTAATTCGAAAGTGGTGACAAGATATAAAAGTGCACCGCGTATTAATGACATGAAATAAATAGATATTTTTTATTTATGTTAATTGGACAAATAAATCAAAAATGAATTGAAATTATAAATGAATTAAAGATTAATTCGTCTATAATATAAATTGTAGAAATGAGAATTTTATTATTTAGTATCGAAGGAAACATTGGTTCTGGTAAATCTACATTTATCAAAAATCTAAAAAAAATTGATTTTAGTAATCGTATCAAAGGGCGACGTGACTTAAGAGCTATGATAGAACCACCATGGAAGGTAATCTATTTAAGCGAACCTGTCGACGAGTGGACGGATATAAAAGACGAAGGCGGCGAAACAATATTGGAAAAATTTTACAAAGACCAAAACAGATATTCGTTTGCCTTTCAAATGATGGCTTATATTTCGCGTATCAATCAATTGATGGAAACCATTGAGAGACTGAAACGAGAAAATAGAAGGAGAGAACAAGAAGAAAAAGAAAAAGAAAATTATATTATTATTACCGAAAGGTCAGTATATACGGACAAAAATGTTTTTGCGAAGATGCTGAGGGACGACGGGAAAATAGAATCCGTCGAATACCAGATCTATTTGAAATGGTTTGATAATTTCACGAGAAATGTCAATTTTAACGGTAATATTTATTTGCATGCCGACACAAAAGTATGTGAAGAGAGGATAAAAAAACGCAATAGGCCAGGCGAAACCATGAGTTTCGAATATTTAAATAATTGCAATCTTTATCACAATAAATGGTTATTGAGCGATGAATATCGTGAAAAAATACTGCGAATAAATGGCAATGAAGATTATGATGAAAAATTACCTGAAAAATGGCTCGACGAAACGATAAAGTATATTAATTCGTGTATTACAGAAATGCTCCTTTCGGATATGGACAGTAGAGGGGAACTGTGGCAACAGGGGGTAAGGACGTATACTGATTTTAACTGGGTTGGACG